ATGTCTGGACTTATTAATCCACATGCGGCCCCGGAAGAAGCAGCCTATGCGCTGCTGATTGAGCTCGTTCGCGCCCAGCGCGTGCCGCAATATGAAGGCGAAATTTCCGGCCTGCTGGCGATGTACGACGAAGCCGTTAAACACTTTAAAGAGAAAGAGACCGAGCGTTAGGCGTGGACATCGTGGTGCGAGAAAAGCGTGACGCCTGCGGAAGCCGCGCAGGCGTTGGCTGGATAGCGGCTTGGGTCATCAGCTGCCGCGGTAGGTAGAGTATCCGTACTGACTGAGCAGCAGCGGGATATGCAGTTTTTGATTTTGCTTTGTAACATTGAAAATAACCGGAATCACCGGGAAGAACGTATTCATATTTTGGCTTTTAAAATAGTCACCAGTTTTAAACGTCACTTTATACACCCCCGGCTCCATATTCTCCGCCTGCGGATAGAGCGATTTAATCCGCCCATCGGCATCCGTTTTACCGGTGGCGATATGCTGCCAGCTCTCCCCCTGCTGTTTATCCAGCTCAATCTGCACCCCCGGTGAAGGGAGCCCGGTTTGCTGATTAAGAATGTGTACGCTGAGCGTCCCCTCTGGCGCCGCCAGCGCGCTGAAGCTGAGTAGAGAAATTACGGAGGCGATAACTAATTTCATAATCGTAACCTTATTGGGCAAGTGAAAGTGCCCTAACTATAGTCAGCGCGGCGGGGAAAAAAATTAAACTTTTTGTTATCAGTTTGAGTTGATGGGTACTGTCTCCACACACAACACGCTGAACCGGTTTCCTCGTAAGAAGAGGAAGTGTCTTATGAGTAGGTAGCCCCGTGCTCTTAGTAACAGGATACGGTGACACTAAGTCTATCAGGCAGGGGAAATAGATTTGCTGGGTTCAAATATCACAAGGTAAAAAGATATACGCCGTGGCCTCTGCCGCCTCTACCAGAACAGTGCTTACTGCAAATAGGCTGCAGTATTCGAAATAATCATTTAATATTATTTAAACTACTATTCCAGTGTAAGTAATCACCTGGTTCAGATATTGATCGTTATCATTGATTCTCTTGTCGCCACGCCTTAACCATCTCCTTTGTTACCTCTTTCTTGTAGCAAATAGGTGAGTACCCACCAGCTTTGCTCCAGGCACTGCGGCCACCGCACGAGCTGCCGTTCCGGGCGGTATTGAAGGGACAGGCACAAGTACCGGGGTAGGATGCGACAGAGTCATCAATAATCCTTTGACTGACCTGATCATCGCTTAAGGAATTCGATTTGGCGATGGAAATATCTGATGCAAAGACGCACACAACAGCGAATACGGAGATGGCGACGAATTTGATGTTCATTCGGATCTTTCCAGGCAGTGGATGAACATCGAGGGTATGCTTTCAAATAGTGTTCAATATTGATCTATAACAACTGTACTTCACGCCAGCTTAAAATGCGATATTTAACCCAGTCAGACAGAACCTAAAGCTATAATGACTATTAGCCTGTTACCGGCAACATATTTTCACATTCCTGCAGAGCGCTTATTCTGCACTCAGCTATAACCAGCATTAACCATTCTGTTCGATATTACAGAGCAGTAATGCTGTACTCTGACTGGCCATCGTCCGACAGATACTACAAGACATTAGAATCATCGAAATGGTCCGTCGATATGCTCACCTGGCACCTAACCATTTAACTGAGCACGCACGTCAAATTGACTCAATTTTTGCAAATTTTTGCAGAAGATGTCCCAAATATGTCCCACAAGGAAAAATCAGCGACTGGAGGAAGTTGATAAGTGATTGATTATTAAATGGCACGCCCTACAGGATTCGAACCTGTGACCTACGGCTTAGAAGAAAGTAGAGCGTTAAATAACACACTGTAATCACACATGTTTTCCGCGTTCGCATCCGGTTTTGTGTCGTTTCGTGTCGTTTGAATACATCCCTGTCTTTATCGTGCATTCCTGTCACGCCACATCTACGACACAGAAACCACGAACTCTTCCACTCATTGACAGCAACTAAATAACCGCATTGTCCTGGCGCACATCGCAGATAGTAAACGTCACGATGCCGATGACAGTAACATTGTCCAGGGCTTCACCCTCGATCGCTTCACCATCTTCGGTAATCAGCGACTTTCCTCTCAATGTGGCAAGTTCCGTCCCGCCGCCGTGCTGGATCAGAACCTGACTTCCCTGCTTTGGCTTCAGGGAGATATCCAGCACAACGTAACCGCAGAAATCCTAGAGCGGAACACCTACAGCCTTAGCCCACGCCATCCACTGAGTGGCGGCTTTTGTAATTTCATCATCTGTCAACGCAACAGTGTGTAAAGCAGAAAATCGGTGAATCCCTGCGTTCGTTAGATCAGCCTGGTAACTACCGCCGATACGCAGTTTTGCCCCCAAATCCGCCGGGTCGCCCATATCTGTTGTTTTCTCTGCTGACAGAGCTTTGTTCAGGATTTGAAAGTCCATTTTTTGTCCCGATTTAAAACGCGCGCACACTAAATAGTTTGTGTTTGCCAGCAACCCACCGAGCGCGACTGTACGCTGCGTCGACACGCTACCGTTGAGAGTGTTTACCGAAAAGTTCAGGGTCATGCTGGTAGATCCAGGCTGCGTTCTGAGCACTACGCCCTGCGTGGTTCCTGAGCCAGATTGCCGGGGCCCGTTAAAATTGCTGAGCAGCAGAATCTGTGAAAGGGTCGGACAGTTGAAGATTGTGAAAAAAGTAAAGTCCAGAGGCTGAAGAATACCCGTATCAAGCAATGTGCCTGCAGGCGTAAACTGGACGCCATTTTCCTGCACAACAGGCGAACCCAGTACCGTTGCAGCTACCCCATCCGGTGCGAGGTTTCGACCGGTTTTATCTGCCTCTCCATAAAAATTCAAATATTTCAGGCCACGGCGAACGAGCGGGTCAAAACCCAGGCCTTTATCACCAAAATAACCCGGAACAATAATACGCGAACCCATAATTTGTTTTCCTTAAATAGCGATTGCCTGGCGACGAAATGCCACACAGGGGTTATTCAGTGGGTATGGACGGTTTACCAGCTCTGGAATATTTGATTCCGGATATTGCCCTGTCCCTTCATGAAATTCGTAATTCGCAACAGCGACCGTTGTGTCGCTGTCAAACAGATTTCCGTTACCGTTACTTCCGGTCTGGCTGGCGTACCATAGATAAACATCGCCGGTCGTTTCACGCCCCAGCGTAATATCGACTACGGTATCGGCTACAATTTCGACACGCGTCACCGGAACGTCCCCGGCATCGTCAGTGACTCTGAATCCTTTTGCGGCATACGTCGTCGGAGATGAACCCACGTAGCATGATCGAAACTGAAGCGGCGGGCTCCACACCAGGAAATCCGCACGCAGGAATGTTCCGCTCAGCGTGACTGACAGGGGTTGCAGTGGACGCCAGTTCTGGCGACGATCAATTGCACGATGGAGCACTTTTCCGAACTGCATTCCCAGCCAGCGGTAGCCGTTCGCGTCAAGATGGCCACCCTTGTCGGTGACAGCATACGCCGGTGATGCCATCATTACGTTTGCATCTGCTGCACAGATATCGAGCTGAGCCTCGCCAATGCTCATATTCGTGCTGTCGCGCGTCCAGCTGCCGCTGGTCTGATACAGCACAGTCAGGGGGGGCTCTGTCTGCCCGGTGATAGCGGTAGTATCGGTAATGACATCATCAATGAGCTTTCTCAGGAGTGCTCTGTATTCTGCGCGGTCTGTCGCCCCTCCTTTTGTGCTGTCATAGTTATATTCATTGCCAAGATATAAAAAACCCACCACGCCGCAGGTTTTACCTTCGGCATCAGCAATGGCTTTAATCTGGGTAACGGCTGAAATGATCCGGTTGTAGAATCCCCAGGAATGGCCTTTAGAGAGATGTTCAATAATCTGCCCGCCCACACCGCAGTTCACAGCCACAATTTTGCGCTCATCCGTTACCACTCCCCGGAACTGTAACTGCATTTCCCGCCACATCCACATCGCGCCAATATCGACGGTTTCACCGAAATTGTTAGCCCCACGAGGCAGTGCGGCCACAGCCTCATCGGTCATAAGGTTTCCGCCGTCAGGAGGGGCGATTAAATCCTGCACCACCGCACGGGCTGATCTGATTTCAGCTCCGTTCAACGGCGTAAATGTTGAACCATTCTCATTTTTTGGCCGGACGGAGTCACCGAGCATATTAATGTTCAGAGTAGCGCGAATGTCCTTGCTCAGTGCAGCCCATCCCTCATTCCCGTTACTCAGCGACTGGCCGTCTGTGATCAGAATATTGTAATCGTAAACCGGCCGAGCAATACGCGTATTAATTTCGTCTCGTGCGGCAGCAGCAGCGGCAAGATTTGCTGCATTTCTGCGTGAAATGTCATCTACCCCATCGTTATTCTGATCGCTTTGCTCACCATTGAGATTCATCAGGACAAATCCCACACTGTCGCGAAATACAAAACCAGAAATATCCGCGTCAGATTCAGCACTGAATGCCTCAGTCACCAATCGCTGCTGCTCAACGACAGGCTGAACACTGTCAACAGAGCTGAGCAGAGGAGCCCCTATTTGCTGAATAACGAATCCGACGCTATCCCGGAACACAAAACCATCAATAAACTCATCATACTCAGCCGTCATCGCATTGCTCTGAATTGCATTCAGGCCGAATGCCGCCAGACGAAACCCCGCCTCATCATTAAGTGTCAGTAAAGGAGAATCAGCATCATCAGTAGCAATGAGAGATGAGATATAGTCAAGAACTGCCTTGATGGCCGCTTGAGAAGGCATTCTACGCCCGGTTGCTGTCAGCGTCCCAGCCACATTCATGTACTCGTCAGCCAGCGCGCTGCTGTCCGGGCTACGCACATAGGTGCTGCTGCCTTCTGGAATATTAGCGATATCCGCTTGCGCTTCCGCTAAGGTCATATACTGCCGGCTAAGAGGGATCAGGTTCTGTCGCGTTTCTTCAACGACTTTATCCCCTTCCGCCTTAATTCCGTCTACGGTGTAGTGCTCTCCGCCGAGGCGATCGGTGTATGTCAGCTCTGTACTGGTGACAACTTTATCCAGCATGGCGCCTGCATAAACTGCGTCCCGGATATCAGTGCTGGGTACCGGGTTGTCGGTTGGAGTTGGTAACGGTACTTCTGCCATTGTGCATGTCGCCCTATAAAAGGCGCACGAAGCCCTCAGAAGTGAATCTGATGGTGTGCGCGAAGGTTGGTAATTACTGCTGTGTGTTACGGATAAATCGAGTCTGAATACTCAGTCAGGGAAAGCGTTTGAGTATCGTCACCGTTTGGTTTTGCGCTATCGACGCGCCAGATTGTGGAGTTGAGTTCCGAGTCGGTAGCGATGAAATACCGGCTGGGGTTTTGTACCGTACTGCGGTCATAAATGGCCAGGTCGAAGGTATCGGCTGCAGCCTGAAATGCTTTTGGCTTGCCGCTTACCGGATAGGCCCGCCAGCGACCGCGGTAATTGCCGAGACTGTCAGTCATCACCACCCACATATCGCCGAGAGAAAAGTCGATACGCTCTGATGTCGAAAACACGTCGCCGGATCGCCCGGTGATATAGCCTGTTTGCTGCGCGTTATCGTACATGTCAGGACACTGAACCACCGTACCGCGCACCACCTGAGTCGACTCCAGCACTTTCACCGTCATGGTCAGGCGTGAGTAGAGAATTTTCCTCGCCTCAAGCCAGGCCCTGTCGGTTGCCTGAGTGGCGTTGCGGCAGCCGTCCAGGCTGATCTGCATCGCGTTAACAGTAGCGTCGGAAATTTCACTTATTCCGGAGGTCCCCACGTTTAGGTATATGTAGGTCTTTTTGTTAGTTGAAGGGTCGACGTAGTCGAGCGTCACGCCGTCATACCCACCAGGTAAAGACATTTTCCATGACAACTTGTAATCTTCCCAGAACATATTCGAACGGGCGAAAACCGCATCTGGGTTAGAAACCCTTTCATCACGCCAGAATGTAAGAACATCACCGATCCAGTTAAAACTAACGCGAGCTACGTTACAGATAGTCTGTATTCGCTCACCTAGCGGCTGATTTTCATCGGAAAATGTCCAGTCAAAATAACCAAGCTGAGCATCTGGCAGCGAGTCTTTAATGGCGTAAAGCGAAGGTAAATCAAGCCTGGATGGATCCTGTTTGCCAATGATCACCCACTCATGTAGTACGGCGTCAGCAAATGACCTGCTGGGCCGCAATGCAAAGTCAATGCCGCTTGACGTCCATGATATGACCTTCCTCTGCACCAGACAGTTATATTTACGATCTGACGCTACAGTCTGTGTTTCCGTCTGTCTGACAGTGACCCTGACAATTGTGTCATCGGTATATACTACGTTTTTACGGATGGTTACAGCATGCGCGCCGGACAAATACAGTACTGAGTTGCTGGCCGAGTTATTGGTTCGCTCAGCTCTAAAGGCATAACGTCCAAAACCCGCAACAGGTGTTATTTTGTATGTCCGGTAAATGTAATCCTGATTGCCTCCATCGTTATGCACGTTTACATCAATGCTCTCTTCGGTACCAGGTATCTGGTTGTTATCGGTGTCGACCTGCCACCATGTGATACGGGCAGGCCCGTCATATCCGCCTGCTTCATTCGCGTAGAGGTGCACCCAAAGCTGATCACCAGGGAGCGCCGCAAAAAATGGCCCAACCGCAATAGTCGAATACTGAGTCAGTGTGAAAAGAGTGCTGTTTACCGTGGCGTCTGCTGGCAATCCCTCAAAGTCTGGACCAGACAAATAGTTAAACCAAAACTCATAGAATTGTTGCGGATCGATAAGTGTCCCATCATCTGATAGCGCAGAGTTAAACAAACTAGCAGATACATTAATGTTTTTTGTTACCAGCCCACTGGCTGTATTATATGACACATTTACAGTGATTGTGACCGAAAATGGTTTTGGAGAGTCATAGAAAACATCAAACTCATTTTGTTTTTCAATTTTTGCATAAAACTGGCCTCCAGCGAAACTACCAGCCAGCAAATTATTCGTCGTGGCTTGATTAACGATATTTGATGTCTGCTCGTTGGTGCCAGGAAGCTCCTGCCCATCAACATCGTCAAAGGCATATCCCTGAATAATCTCTGGGATTACCGTGCCTGGATGATAAACTTCATAGCTGGCGCCGGCCATAGCTACCAGAGAAGATTCGGAATAACGTACTGATGAAATATTGTAGTGTCCATAGCCTATCTCCATCCACTCTGTAACCATTTTATTATTACTGATGTATTCAAACATCGATTCCTGTATGAGATCTGGATAGGCTCGTACTTGACCATAAATATTCGGCCTACCTTTATATAGACGGGCCCGGTTGGTCTGCTGGGTGACATCATTGTTGGGCGACTCTCCAGTTGCAACAGAAACGCCTCCGGATTTTGGTGCAAGACCGAGCAATTTCATTGCGCCAGAGAGAATTTTTGTGACCGGTCGTAATATGGTGTTGATCAGTTTCCCTACCCCACCCTCTGGCTGGTCGAATATAAGGACTACATCATTTCTGCACAGCGGATAAGTTATCTCGAAGTCGTCATCAAGTTCTCTGCCGTTAAGCTTAACTACCACATCATTGTGCAAATTCAGAGAATCAAGTAACTCAGCTAGCGGCGTTCCTTCCTCCGCAACTCCACGATGCTTTGGCGCGCCAGGAAGGCGTTGTAATTCATATCGAACCATGCACCATATACTCCACGCGGCTGTATACTTTAAGAAGCGCCAGCGGGTTGTCGCTGCGCACGAAACCAAACTCCCCACGGGAATGCAGGCACTTAACGGGGCTTGTCATTACGCCAATATGCGCCGGGACTTCACCACGATAGAAAACCGCAATGCAACCCGACACCGCTGCTGGTATCGTTCGCCAGTGCTCCACCTCCTGCTCATGGCAAGTAATGAAGTCAGCCCCGGCTTCATACGCTGGAATATGGTGTAACTCAAGTCCCAGCACATGCCGGTAATACAGAACAACCAGCGCCCAACAATCCATCGAGCCAAAACTGCAGGAGCGGTTAGCCCACGGCTTGCCGGTAACAAGCCGGATAAATTCGTCTTGCGTCATGAAGTTTTCAGTCCTGGATAAAGTTCTGTTGTGTAAATAATCGGGTTGGCTAGCGTCAAAGGGTTGGTGAACCCAGCGTCAACAGTCACATTGTTTGCGTCAGCAGAGATGTCACTCACATACAGCGTCCAGTCTTTCAGGGATGATGCATCGCCGATCGCGTTCCACTGCTGATACAGGCACTTAATCGGCGTCATACGCGCCGCCCCGCGCCAGCTTTTCAGTGTCTGCCGGACATGCTCCGTCGCGGCGACAAAGGTGATCGTCATGGATATCACTGCCGTTCCGTCCTGCGCCGGCTCGGTCACGCTGAACCGCGCAGGCTCGAATGAGTTCCCGCCAAACGTCGCCGGACGAAACAGGTTATTTACCACCCGGTAATAACCAAACGCAGGGTGATAAAACTCCACCGTTTGTTTGATATCGCTTGCCGGCCGCCGCTCTTTCCATTCTCTCAAAGTCGGCATTAGTCAGCCCTCGGCATCACTTCGGTGATCAGGTAATCCAGCCAATAGCCGTAGCCCGGCTGCGCCTCGACAATCCAGTCGTCATAGTCCTCGGTAATGTCCTCTATACCGTTGCTTATAACCGTTGCGG